AGTAACCCAGCGAATAGGCCGGTCATGTCCGAGAGAACTTTGAACGCCTCTTCTCTGGTCTGCAGGTACATGTTGCATGTGAAGCGCGGCTCCATGCCTCCGAAACCGTCAGGTACCAGTTCGTCGCAATATCGCCCGATTGTGTACAGGTTAGCCTTGTCCACTTGTGTCTCGCTGACAAACTCGCCCAGGCCATAACGGGCGTTGGTCTGCAGGTCGTAGTAACACCATGCCGGGTTATCGGTCCATGCTACGTAAAAGGTGCCGTTCCAAATTTGATCCACACCCATATCAACGCCATCTGAGGCACGCCGGGTGTACTTCCGAGTCAGTGGGAAGTAGTTCGACGGCACCTTGACCCGGATACCCTTCATGTCGTAGGCGCGAGAGGGGATGTTGGAGAACTGGCTGGAGTCGATCGTGATGCCAACAAGGGCGCTGTTCGGGTAGCTGAGCTTGGCATCAACCAGTTCAGTGAAGGTGTCGACGTACAGCGAACGAAGATTGGTCGCGTCACTGTCCGGGGTGGTCTTCGTTACCCGGATATTCCACGGCCCTGTGCCGGGCAGTTCCACCCGGTAGTCGCGGTTGTACCTGCTCGACGCTTTACCCGTAACGGTGTCGGTTACAGCGAGACCGTATGCCCCGCCGTTCGGTTGCACCTCAATGGTCAGGCTGACGCTAGACCCGGATACGTCCCCTGTTGATGTGTTCTGAGTGTACAGTTGTGGGATAGCAACGCTTACCCGCAAGGCGTCCAGGTTCGATGTGCTGACCCCACGAACAAAAGCCGCGTCATGGCGAACCTCAACCCCAATCGAATAAGCATTCTCGGTAGCTGGAAACCCACCGATGTGAGTCTGGGTCTGAGCACCGCTCCGGGTCTCGATTGTGAATCCAGAAAAGTTGTAGGTTCCGTCATTATTCTGAAGCGGGGTATCGTCCAGGTAAATGGATTTGTGCCCGTTCACTAGGCCCTCAACTTCGCCTTCAGATACCAGATCGAGAACCCTGGCGAATTGCTTGGATGTCAGACTATCCGGAGAGGTGACGGGTGCGCGAGATTCCGGCTGGCCACCGCCACCACCAGCTCCGCGAATTTTAGTTTTCATCATTCCGTACTTATCCCCGCTGAAACAACTTGTGAGCCAACACGCAGCTGACCGTAGAGCACAGGTACCGGGTTACCTTGAGCCGTGGTGTTGACAGGCCCATTGAAAGCATAAGTGGCAAGGTTCGTTTCCCCTGTGATTGCGTCGGTATTGTTCTGCTTGGCTGTGAACAGCAGGGAGATGACACCGGAGATAGCCATGGAGGCTGCCATGCCGTACATCGACCCCTGAGTAGCAGTTGACATCCAACCCGCACCAGCCGGACCAAGGTAATAAGTAGCCACCGCGATCACCACCGCCATGGCGATTTGGGTCCAACCAGAGTCGTCGCCGCCAGCCCCGGAAACCACAGGAACAATGTGGATCTCCGGGTTCAAATGCTTTTCTCGGAGTGTGGCCACCTCATAGGTTGCAGCACCATCAACCTTTATGAGAAACCCAGGGTTGTGGTTAAAGACGTCAGCTTCGAAACCCTTGAAATTGGCGCTCAGAAGGCGTACGGCCTCAACTACAGAATTTACGGCAAGATCGAAGCGCCTCCCGTATTTGGTGCCCAGGTACCCGTGCAGATAGACGACAGCCATCAGGTATTCTCATCCGAAATGCTACCACTGATCACCTGCGACCCCACCACAAGTCGCCCGTATAGGATTGGGACTGGGTTACCTTGTGCAGTTGTATTTACGGCCCCGTTAAAGTAGCGAGAGAGCCGTTTCTCAACCGCAGTGGCAGCAATTGACGCCTTCAGGTTGGGCGCAAATATGATACCCATGACCCCACCTACAATGAGCCCAATACCAGTGGAGATCAGAACCCCGCCACCCACCCACGAGGTGAACACCCCAACAATAACCAAAATTACGCCGACAATAATCTGAATAATGTTGCTATCACCACCTGCCCCGACAACAGCTGGCACAATGTGAATGTCCTGGCCGCAACTAGGATTCTGCAATTCGTCACGGCTCAGGTTGGTTTTTCCAACCCACACGGTGTAAGCCGCACCCTGTCCAATGACATCCTTGGCAAACCCGGCGAAGTTGGCCTTGAGCAGGGATATGGCACCAGCCACGCTGTCCACGTCAAGCATGAGTTTTCGCCCATACTTCTCGCCAAGATGGCCGTGAAGGAAGATTGCGGTCAGCATCGTGATTCGTGCCTGAGTATGCAACTTGTGTTTTTCTGCCAATAGCCACCGTAGGGCTGTCGACACGACAAGCGGTCCTTGCTGTGGTGCAGGAACACACCGTCACCCAGGTACACGCCAATGTGGTTGGCCTTCGCTGTGACGCCGTTCTGCATGACGATCACATCGTCAGGCATCAAGGATTCACTAGGTAGGATACGGAAACCAGCTTTGGCAAAGTTCTCTGGGATCAGCAGGTTTGTGTCCGGGTCTTCCCACCAGTCCGGTTCGCGCTCGAACTCAGGCACATCAATCCCGATGCTGGCAAAATAGTCCTTGGCCAGGGCGAAGCAGTCGAGCAGACCCCCTGTAAAAGTTCGTCCGAGAAGAGGTGCTTTGTAACCTTCAGGTGTGATGACTTTGTAGGCTGCCGTGGGTAGAGCGATGATGAACCAGGGCAGTCCGGATTTCTCACAACCTGCTCGATCGGCCATGCTGGGCTCGGGTGAACCGTGAAGATGAGAGTGCACCACAGCTACGATGCCATCCGCCTCAGCCTTGATGTAGTCTTCAGGGTGAATCTGAAATTCAAGTGCGCTCACGGCAATGTTGCGGCACGGGTGATATCGCAGCTTACCTTTCGGCACCGTGGCGAAGCCACAACACTCGCGCTCAGGAGTCTCCTGAGCATGAGCCAGAATCTTGTCGAAGATAGGGGTGAGGTCGATCATCTCAGCATTCCAACAGCAGGAAACGCGCCGAACGGGAGCACTGCGAACTCGCCAAAACGAAGTTTGCATGAGGCAAGGCGCTTTCCGCACGAGTCCAGAAGAGGGTTGGCAGTTGGGTTATCCATGCTGTCAGCTACCGGGTCGCCTGCGTAACCGCAATCAGCGCCCCTATACCGCCAATTGCACGTGTTGGCGATAGCCTGCCGCCGTGGGAGCAGCACACCTTGCACGTCCCAGCTAGCGGCCAATTCAAACTCTACCATCATCTTCGTCTCCGCAGCCTTACGGTCGACGAACCATACCTCCGGTGGGAATTCCTGCGTCTGGTCGGCGCTAGGGTTTAGCCCACCTGGAAAGTTGACGGCATCCAAATACTTTGCCAGCGTGCGTCGCCGCGTTACCTTGCACCCGATGAGGTCGTCAAAGTCACGCAGGGCACTGGAGATCAAACCGGTAACATTGGCCGCACGAACGATTGGACGCGGCATACGGCCGTTACCCGTGGCCTCAAATCCTTCTGCGTGAATGGGGAAAGCAATGTATGTGTTGCCACCCCACACGATGTCAGATATCAGGGAATTCTTGCCGGGGTGAAATCTGAGCAATCCACCACCGAGCGAAGTCAGGTCAATCTCGAACAGATCAACCACACTACCAGGCTCAAGTTTCTGGATGTCAGACTTGATTGTCACGGCTCAAACACCTCTCTGAATGTCGCACTAATCACTTGTACATGTTCTGTCTGGATATCACGATCCCACGTGTCGCAAACAAACTTACCTGCCGCACCGGAAGGTGGGGTCCAGTCAAACGAAGATACCCCAGCGGCCTGCCTGAGGAAAGACTCAATCAGTTCGATCTCGGCAACCAGTTTGGAGAACGACACCGACCATGTGCGCCGCGCATTATTGATTCCGTCGCCGACACGACCCTCATAGCCGTCGCCGAACTGCGACTTCAACACTGACGTTTTGGTGGTGCATTTGGCGCCCGGCGCCGGTTTCCATATAAAAGTGCTCATCGTGCTTTCACTCCATCAAGGATGCCACCGCTGCGCATTTCCTGAACAATGACCTGTCGGCACGTGCTGGCCATCATGTCTCCGAGTTGTTTGGCATTGTTCCCATTCACGCCGGAAGTCTTGGTCTCTTGCGTTGAACTGCCATCGCTCATGACGTTGACATTCACCTCGATGCTGATGGGGCCACTGCCACCGCCAGATGCAATCACGCCAAGGCGACCCGAGGGGTCACGCTTGAGGGGCATGATTGCCTCTGGACCGGCTTCAGCAAACACCCCACCCTTGGCGAACTGGAAGAACTTCGGCGTGTCATGAATCTGGTTGGCGTACTGGTGCAGGCTGGGGGACTGATAAACATTACCCTTGGCGCTGAAATCCATCGCCGAATACGAGCCCCCATTACCCCCAACTTGGTCATACCCACCGGTTGCCCCTGCGCTCGGCGCGATCATTGCGCCGATTGCACCAATCGCCAGCTTAGCCAGGCCCATGGCAGCCTGCTTGGCTGCGATCTGAGCCAGGGACTGCAACACCGATTTGGCGAAGTCCTTGAATGCAAACTTGCCCGTCGTCACGAAGGTTGTGATTGCCCCCTCCATGATGTCCGTCGTACTCTTGAAAGCAGTGGCAGCCAGGTTGGCGGCATTACTCGCGGACTTGGCATAGTCATCAAACGCCTTCGCCCAGCCACCAGCAAACGAGTTCTGATACTTCGTTTCTTCAGCAGCAAGGGCGGCACCGTCG